ACAATATCAATACCATAATTTTTTACACCGTGTAAGTGTGTTTGCAAATAATTAGCTAATTGAGATATAAAACCATTTTTTCCATTTCCCCTGCCCATCATGATAAAAATTTCATCATATAAAAGTTCGTCGCCTTCAAAGCAGCCAACTACTAAAGCAACAACAAATTTTTCCCAAGCATACATTTTATAGAAATACTTTTCCATGTATTCGATAGCTTTTTCAACTTTTTCATGGTCGATATAGATATTAGGTTTTTTTAAATCTTTTTTTATTTTCTTAACTGCAAGTTCCATTTCTTTACATAGAACAATTTCGCCTTTATCAACTAAGTTGAAATATTCATCTATGTATTTATTGTACTTATAATTCAATATCATCATCACCCAAAACTTTTGGTGTCGCTTTTATACCTAGTTTATCAAGTAAACTTAACATTTGAGCGTTATACTTAATAAGCTCTGATACACTATCGTTTTTTTTATAGCCCCATTGATTTTGACCATTTTTATATTTGACTTGAACACCTCTAGTTTTTACATCTTCTATTAATTCATTTTTTATATCCCACATTTTTAAATAATCTTCAACTAAGTCTTTGAAGTATTCTTCTGTCATGTTATTCTCTTTTATTTGTCTTAATAAATCTTTTCTTATAGAGTTTTTTAAATTATTTCCCGACTCTTGCAACCCATTTTTCACGCAACCCTTTTTTGGGGTGCAGTTGCGAGTCCAACCCCCTCTTTTTCTCCAACTTTTCAAAGTGTTTTCGGGTATGTTATACTTGGCTGACATTTCTTTGTAAGTCATGCCTAAAACGTAGTCATTCTGTACGTCTCGCCTAATTTCTAATTCCTCATTATCATCCATTTTCACCACCTCATTTTTATGTTTTTTTCTGCACCCGCAACCATAATTTTGGTTGCAAGACCCCCACCCCCCACACCTTTTGTTAAATTGACGTCTCCTTGCGGAGCCATGTACCTACCTCGGTTCACAAAATTTTGCCTTGAAAGCCAGTTTTTTCAATAGGGGGGCTATCTACCATCGCTCTTCACTGAAAAATTTTTTCTTTTTTTCTTGATTAATTTTTAGTATTTTTTCGTGAATTTCGTTGTGACAAAGGTTGCACAAGCTTGTTAGGTTATTAAGCTTCAAAGCTTCACCTGGATACTCTTTTACCTCTTTGATATGATGTACACATTCCGCCTTAGATACTTTCTTTTTTTCTTTACAAATCTGACATTCATTATTATCTCTTTCAAGTGCTTTTTTTCTTAATTTACGCCAGTCTGTACTTCTATAGAATATATCAAGTCTATCAATTAAAATTAATTCTTTTAATCTATCTAGTGTCATGTGCTTATAACTCATTAATATACAGCTCTCCTAGACCGTCGCTATACTCTTTCATGTCTTGCAATAGCTTGACTTCATCATCTTTAAGCTTCTTATATTCTTCTCTCTTATGTTTAATATAATCATCCTCACATGATACAACAAACTTCTCAAAGCATCTGCGACACATGAAGTATGTAACAGTAGTATTATCAATAACTTTAGTCTTTAAATCTCTATTATTTACATTAACTTTCTTTCCGCAATTATTACATTTAAACTTACCATACTTATTCATAGTGATACTCCTTTAATTTCCTAGTTGAGTTTAACATAAGATATATTCTGTTAAACTCATTTAAGTATTATCAAACAGCCTTACACTTTAGTATTAACAATACATTCAAGACTTTATTATTAGACTATATTTTATCCAGTTTAACGTGACCTTTTTATGTTAAACTCTTAAGCTAAAAGTATTTAATATTCCTATATGCTTTGTTTAAATCATCCTGTTCAATTCCAATATACCGCAAGGTTATCGTAGCTGAACTATGATTAAAAAGCTTCTGCAATGTTACAACATCATGTGTTCTTTTATAGTAATGATAACCAAAAGTTTTACGCATTGTATGTGTGCCTAGATTATCTATACCAAACATTTCGCCTACTTCTCGTATTATCTTATAAGCCATGACTCTGCTTATAGCTTTATTGGTCTGCTCTCTACTCTTAATTAAAAATTCATTTTGATTTTTATCTTTTGTATATTCTTTTAGTATTCTTCTCAAAATAGGATTAACCTCGATAGGCTTAGTCTTACCCGTCTTACTTTCTTTAAGAGTTATAAACCGTTTGTCATGAACATCTTTTATTCTAAGCTTTAATATGTCCCCTACTCTAAGTCCTGTATATATGCCCATACTGAAGAGTACATTGTTTCTCATGTTAGTTTCTTCTAAATAAGCGCATATGCTTTCTAGCTTCTCTAAATTTCTGATAGGTTCTACAAAATTCATTTACTCACCCCCTTCCTTTTTTAGCAATAAAAAAGCCTAAACTTTCGAGCTTCAAGTTTAGACTTTAGGTTTCGGGGGATATTCAGTTGTCAATGTACACTTTTTTCTATGATACAATTCTAACATGCTTTCTTTAGAAACGAAGTATAAAAATAGTCTTTTTTCTGTAAAAATAATGTTTATTCTAAAGCTTCATCACCATATATCATTAAAGCTATTTTATTAATAGCAATAGCTTTTTTGTTATAAAGACTAGTTCTATCATAATTTAATTCCATCGCCATTTTTGTAATAGGCATTTTCCCATTCCAGCTATAAAAGTATACTAGTTCTATAATTTTTTGTTCTATCTCTGATAGCTCTTTTAAATAAATATTATAAAACTCTAGCTTTCGCTCTATAATTTCAATTTCAGTTTCTTTGTTGTAGATAGCATCCTCTATTGTTACAACCATGTCATCTATACCTTTTACACTTTTTTGTACTTTAAACCCTAATTCTTCATAATTAATTTCTCTATAGTTTTCTTTGTGTTTAAGAATTGCTATTTCTTTTTTTAATACTCTTAACTTTCTATATTTATCTCCTAACATTTTTAATGCATTTTCCACTTTGTCAAAATACTCTTTTTTTATTTTCATTTTTACACCTCTTGTACTTTTTGTTATAAATACCTAACTAATCCTTAAATTAAGGTTTGGGGACTAGTTAGATACTTTTTAGCATTTCCAACCCTTATGTATTATTCAAAATGTTCTGGATTTTTATTTTGTTTTTTTGTTATAAAACTTCATTTTTTTAAGTTTAAACAAAATCTATTTATATAAATACTTTTATGAATAATGCTTTAATAATTAATGTAAATCCAAATTATTTATCTTTTACACTTTAATTTATATTTTTGCCGTTTTTGAATGTTAATTACAAAATCAATTCTTCAAAAACTGTTCTTTTTATAATATCAACACTTTCATATTCTTCTATTATTTCATTTTTAAAAACTTTAGCATCTGTTAAAGCACTAAAACTTTTTTTACACACTTCGAATGTTTCGCAATTATAATAAAAAACAATATATTCAACTTTTCCCATGTTACTTTAATTTCTCCAGTTTCCATTTTCTTTTTCTTAACTTTTTGTTATGTAACTTCAATCCCTCTGATAGCTCTTTATCAATTTTCAAAACTTTAAATAGTGTAAAAATTGCTTGAATAACATCTAAACCTTCCTCCATTATTTTCTTATTATCTTTTAGATGAACAGCTTCTTTAAGTTCTAAAACTTCTTCAAGTACTTTTTCAAATTGTTCTTTTGCTGTCCAATTTGGTATATTTGCAATCATTTTAAAATTCATCTTTTATTTTCTCCTTTTTTTATATTTCTTCTAAAATTGTTTCATGGATTATTTTTATTTCTTCAAAACATTGAACTATTCTATCTTTTATAACGTCTTTCATATATCCATCATGTTTGAAATTAATATATTTTTCATCGCCATTTTTCTTAATAATTAAAATTTTAACTTCTTCCGCTTCATTCTCAATTTCATTTATAGCATTTTCTAAGTCTTTTATACTTTCTTCTGTAACAACTTTTTCCGCTTCTTCTAAATCCATAAAACTCCACCAAAAATTATTTTCCATTCTTTTTTCCTCCTTTTTTTATTCTCTTACAACTTTCAACTGTTAAGTCGCTATCTCCGCTGTCACCTTCTATAAAATTTAATTGTTTGCCACCAATTTTTTCTATATACTCAGATATTTCACTTTTGTTTTGGCATTCATTTTCTATATATTTATATATATCAAAAGCGCATATTTGTTCTGGAACTTCAACAATAACTTTATGTTTTAAAAATATCATTTCTCCAATTTCAATTCTATACTCTTTCATTTTTTTGCCCCTTCTGTTTCTAAATTTTTTTCTCTTTTTTTCTTACATTTCTTAGAACAATATGCAATTTTACCATCCATATAAGAATAAATTGTTGTTCCACACCATCCGCAAATTTTAGCTGTTTTTTTATTTGTATTAGACATTGTTATCCCTCCCACTTTAAAATGGTATATCTGGGTCATCTATAGCTTGAAATCCTTGTTGCTCTAAACCTTTCGGTTCAAACATATATTCTTTTTCAGTATCATCTTTTTTATAGTCTAAAAACTTAATCTTATTAGCATGAACTTTTGTATAAGTTCTTTTCTCCCCGTCTTTTTCATAACTATTAACTCTTATAGACCCTTCAACCGCTACTAACCTACCTTTACCTAAATTATTAGCACATACTTCTGCTAACTTCCCCATCACCTCAATAGGTATAAAATCAGTTTCTTTAGTTCCATCTTTTTTGATATAATCTCTATCTATTGCTATTGTAAAAGTAGATACAGCTGTTCCAGAACTTGGTATATATTTCAATTCAGGGTCTTTTGTTAATCTTCCAATTAAAATAACACTATTCATTTCCAGCACCTTCCTTATATTTCGTCTTCTCTTTCATCTACAAGAACATTAAAACCGCATTTGCATTCCCTGTAATAAGTATGTTCATCAACAATTAACTTTCCTTCATTTTTTCCAAGTTTATCGCTCCCGCATTTGGGGCAAATACAATACATTGATGATAATTTAAAAACATTTATCATTTTCATATTTATATACATCCCTTCTATCTAACAAAAGTTTAAGTCCTTTTCAAGTTATATTTCTTCAATTCCAAAACGGCGCTTCTTCTCCATTTCGTTCATTATTTAAAACTTCAACTATCTTATAATTTTGTAAACTATCTTTTCTTTCAAGTGACTTTATCCAGTCATAAAATTTACCTCTATATTCTTTTTTGTAAACATGATTCGGAAGGTCGTTCCAATTATCTAGTAAACTATCAAATTTTTCTAATGCTTGTGTAACACTAATCTTATTCATTTTCTCCCTCCATTGATTTTAATTGTTCTTCAATTAATTTATCTACGCAGCCTAAACAGAAATACAACGTAAAACTTAAATTTAAAGTTTCTTCTTCATACTTCACATAATTATTTTCTTCTACATTTATTGTTCTTTCGCATCTAGCGCATGTTACGAACTTATCCATTATTAAACCTCTCCTATTTCTACAAGGAAATTATTTGTTTTATTTTTTCAATTTTCTTAGATATAGAATTAATATTTTTATGCTTAATTCTGATGCTTTTAGTTCTGTTATAAATCGCAATAGCTTTTCTTATATCTTTGTTTAAAATGCAATCTATGAATAAATTATAAGCTTCTAATTCTACAGCTTGTTCTATCAAAATATTTTCAATATCTATTATGCATTCTTCTGATTCTAACGCATCCCTCGCAAAATATTCTAAGCTCTCTTCTAATTCTTTTATGTGTTTTTCACGTTCTTTTAAACATTCTTCTTTTTGTTTATTTTCTTCTTCTAACTCTTTAACTAGTTGTTTCTTAACTAATGTATAACTACCTATATTCAAAATATTTTCCCTCCTGCTCTTCTATTTTTTTAACTTCATTACAAGCAATAGAAAACAATTCTCCTTTACTTAGATTTTTATATTTTTCTTGTAGTTTCTTTTGTTTCTGTCCAATTAAATCAACTTTTTCTAATATACTCATTTCTGTAATTCTCTTTTGCATTTGCTTTGCTCCTTCTCGTTCTGTTACAGTAAAATTTATTATTGTCTCGTTTCTCCTGTGCTATACTAAAGCAAAAGGAGGTGATACTATGGTTACTAACCAAGATTGTATAAGAGATATTTTATTACTTATTGAATCTAATACAACTCCCATTTCGCCTGTATTACAATTTGATACTATACTAGATAATCTCACATACGATAAGTCAACTATTGTTCATCACATAAATTTAATTTATCAAAATAATCTCGTTGACGATGTTAATTACGGTGATGATACTGTTTTAGAGGTCATGCAGTTGTCTTTAAAAGGTTATCAATATTTAGATAAAATACGAGATAACACTAAATGGAATAAAATAAAAAGTTCCACTTCAAGTTTTTTAAATATGTCCCTACCTATCGCAATAGAGTACATATTAGGTAAATTTTAATTTAAGTATAAGGTTTAGATTATAGACATTTCTAAGCCTTATTCTAATATTTTTCTAATACGTTTTGCTTCTTCCAATAACTCACTGATAGTGTGTGTTTTTATAAAACCTTTTGAAAATTGATGCTGACCTTTTCCAATTTTTTTAATTAACACACCTTTTCCATCATCTTCTTTTTCTATTGCTCTTAAAAATGATTTGTAAAATGCATGTTCCTTGTCAAATTCTTTTAAAACATATTCTTTGGTAAAATCACTATAACCATGTTTTTTTAATACTTTTATTTTTTCTTCATAACTTAAAACATTATTTTTTATCATTTTTTCACTCTCCTTTTTCACATGTAAAGATACTAATTTAAATATTTATTTCTTCATTTTCTTAAACTGCTTTCTTCTTATAATACTCCACGAATTACTATCCAAACATTTCTCACAAATTTCAATATTTTTTATTTCTTTTGCTGAACTCAAATAATCTCGTGTTAAAAAAGGCATTTTAAATACATCTTCTTGATTTTCTATTTTTTTAGAACAAATAAAACAAGAGCATTCTGACTCATTAGTTTCTTTATCTTTTGAAACATTGTCATAATTACAAGTTATTGTATCCGTTTTTGCTGAACTAATTTCTTCGCAACTTGCAACAGTTTCAGAATTTTCTTTATCTCCATAAAAATCCTTATAAATTTCTTCTATATCTGAATCTTTTAACCCTAGATAAGTTTTATTTCTATCACTGTGCTTATGCTTTTTTATTATATCTAAAGCATTTATTTTATATAATAGAGCATCATTCCAAGGCTTTTTAAATTTGTTTTCATTTGCTTTTATTAGCTCTTTGTTACTTAACTCGTTTACAGTTTCATTGCAAGAAACAACATTGTTGCCTTCCGCTTTTATAACTGTAAAAAGTTCAAACAATTCTCTTAACTCTCTTACGCTATTAATTTCCATTTTTTTACCCCACCTTTTTTAATTTTATTTAAATTTAGCACTTTGACTTTTCTTTATAATTGCATCAAGTTCATCTTCTGAATATTTATCAAATGTTTGATTGAAATTAGCAAATTTATTATTATTTGTCTTTGTTTTTCCTTTGACGCTCTCATTGCCTTTTAGAGACTTTTTAGGTGTCTCGTTTAAGTAAGACTCGAATTTGTTTCCAAACAACGTCTCAGGGCGTAAATAAGCGTTCATTTTATCATCATCTAGCCAATTTAACACTTTGTTATCTATGACCTTGTAAAATTCTTCTTCTGTAAAGCCTTCTTTGAGTCTTGCATCAATCAAAGATATAGTTTTCTTTGTTGTACTCTTAAAAGATTTATCTGCTGTTTTATTTAAGTAATCAACGATTCTTTTATATATCTCTTTGTCTTTTGTCTTTTCTTCTTTTTGCTCTGCAGAACTATATATATTATTAGTTAAATTAGTCTTGTTAATATTAGTCTTGTTACTCAGCACCTCATTCCTAACATGTACAGCACCACATGCCGTAGGGTTAAGCACCTCATTCCTAACGTTAGGCATTGTGTGCTGCACCTCTTGTTTAGCTGATAATAATATATATAGATTGCTTTCTTTTTCATTACTACCTTTTCGCTTGCGGTTTTTTCTTATAAGTAACCCTTTTTCTTCTAAACTTTTCAAAACATTTGATACTTGCCTTTCGCTGCATCCGGCTTTTTTAGATATTGTCTTATAGCTTGGAAAACAACAACTTTCTTCATCGCTATATCTAATTAAAACTATATAAATCATCTTTTCGTATATGCTTAAATCTTCTCTATCAACTAAACTATTTTCTGCCCAAAACCAATCTCTTTTCCTTGAATCTTTTAAAAGTTCCAATCCCTCACCCCCCTTCCACTTATAAATTATTTATTAAGATAGTAATTTAAGTTCATAGTCATTGAATATCAAATCTTCTTTAGTTAATACTTTGCATGTCATTTCTTTTATTTCTTCGTCATAATACGTTAATACTATTTCGTCTTTATCTATATATGTAACAATACATTTTCTATCATGATTAAATTTCACATCATGCAATCTAATAATTTCGCCTATTTTTATATTTTTACTTTTTAGTAATTTCAATCTATCCACCTCTTAATTTCGAATATTCTGATTCTTTCATATATATTTTTTACTTTTTTCTTCTTCAATTTCAAAAAGATATTCGGTACTTAAATCAGGGAAGAATATTGTTTGTATTTTTTTTGCCTCAATATATTTTAGTCTATTAATACTATTTAACTTGGCGCAAATTGTACTTACATTTAAATTTAACGCTTTTGCTATTTTTTCATTTGTTATATTTTTTCTCGCCATTTCTGCTTTTAAATTTCTAAACATTTTAATGCTCCTTTCTGAATTTATTCACGAAATTGCGTGTCTTATATTTCATATAATACACTCAATTTCGTGAATAGTCAATATGTTTTTGTATTTTATTTTTGCAATTTCGTAAATTTTTCTTGAATTTTTACGATTTTACCATTATATTAAAAACAAGGTGGTGATTAAATGAATATAGAAGAACGTTTAAAACAATTAATACTTAGCAAATATAAAAGCATAAGAGCTTTTACAAAAGAAGTTAATATTCCTTATTCTACAGTTGATACTATGCTTAAGCGCGGAATAAGTGGTACTAGTATAACAACAGTATTAAAAATTTGTAACGCTTTAAATATTGACGCTGATGCTCTTATTGACAACGAACTAAAAGAAAAAGAACTATCTTCAAAGATACAAACAAATCAGTTCGAACAAAAAATTTTAAAAATGTATAATGCTCTCGATGAACATGGAAAAGATATTGTATTTACTATATTAGAAAAAGAATATGTTAGAATTAATAAGCTCTAGTACTAGAGCTTATATTTTGTTCTACACTCTAATATTAACACGGAAAACCATTCCAAAAATATTCGTACGACGAATATTCCGACTTTAATTTACAAAATTTACCAATTAATTTGTCTATTTTCTAAATTGTAAAAAATTTCTATTGATTTTAATATTTTTTAATACTATAGTTTAATTTCGACATGGAGTCTTTATTAAAATATCATAGAAAAAAGAAAAAACTCACTCAACGTCGATTAAGTGAATTGACAGGAATAAGTCAAAGTTACATTTCAAGGATGGAAAACAAAAAATTTAAACACAGCCCAACCTTAACTCAAATAATTTTATTAGCTGATATATTAGAAATTGACCAATTGATTTTATCTGAATTTTTTTTGGAAAAAGAAAGGGAGCATTTAAAAAATACTAAAAAATATAATAAAAAAGCAGTTAAAACACTTAGCAGGGATTTTTTAAAAGAATATAAAAATAAGGACTAGGTAATTATTTATACCTAGCCCCTTTTTTTACTGCTCTACTTTAATTTCTCCTAGCTCAATCCAGTTATCTTTATATAATTCCGGAAATTTCTTTTCTACATCTGATTTTGATGCTCCTTGATTTGCGTACTCCATTGCTTCAAAAAGTCTTGAATAATCTTTCAGGTTATATTTTAAAACTATTTCTTTTACATTCATATTCTTTTCAACTAATATTTTAACTTGTGCATCAAATTTGTAGTTAGCTGGTACTTGTTGATTGTCTAATTTATCAGTTACTTTTATGTCTTTAAATTCGTAACCATCTGTACCGACTGCGTTCCATCCTGTTTGAAATAATTTAACTGCTTTATCTGTTTTATTTTCTACTTCTACATTTACAACTTCGTACACATAATCAGCTGCCTTTTTCTTTTCGATTCCATCACTAAAATATTCTCCATTTTCGTTAAAACTTCCGTCTTCGTTTATATCTCCTTTTATATCTTCTTTTGTAACATCTTTTACAGTTATTTTAATTCCATCAACCTCATTTTCATTTGCTTTCTTTTCTTTTTTAGTTGTGTTTCCAGTATCTTTGTTATTAGTTGATGAACAAGCAACCAACCCTACACTTAATAAACATACTGTAATTAATAATAATACTTTTTTCATCCTCGATTCCTCCATGTTTTTATGTTTTGTTATATATTTCAACATCAAAACTTATATTCCTTTAATTTTCTATTCTAGTAGTATGAAAATAATTTAAAAGAATAATACCTATTTATTTCCATTCTAAGCATTTTTTTATGCTATTTAACATAAATTATTTATAACAAACAGAAAAATCGTTTCTGGTGTCTTGTATCGCTTCTAAATGATATTCTAGTTTCTTAATCAAATAATCATTTTCTTTTTATCCAAAGATACATTCTAATAGTTTCTTTACTTTTGAAAAATGCTAATAATATTTTAAATAGCGACCACCACTTTTTGAGACAAGTTAGATTTCTAATTAAGTTAAGTACTTTAATAAATAAATACAAAAGATACATATTTTGTTCTCTATAATACAAGTTCTCTATAATAATATATTCTCTATATATTTACTGCACCACTTTTTGCACTACCAAAGCACCACTTTTTGCACTACCAAAGCACCACTTTTTGCACGTAGTAAGAAATCTAATTAATTTTTAAAAACTTATTAACATGTTATCAACATAAAAATAATGGTTATCAACATAAAAATCAAAGTTATAAACAGCATTGTTATATTTAGACATAAAAATAGACCTTTTTTAAAGAAGGTCTATTTTTTACGTGCATTTTTCCATTCTGAAAAACTACATAGTCTATATAATTTTTGTATCCTAGGAACTTTTTTATTCTTTTCTTCGTCCCACTCAAATTTATTTTCTTTTTTTACTTCGATATATTTGCTTACTTCAAATACTGTTATAATTTTTCTTATTTTACTTCTGTTATTTTTGCTATCACCACATAACCCGATTTTTTCACAAATAAATTTTTCAGTCATACATTTAAAACTATTTTCAGTTGTCATGTAACATAAAAGGCAATAAACTTTTATTGCATTAGTATTAAATGCAGAAATTAATTCTTGTAGCATATCATGATGAATTGTAACAAATTTATGAACGTTATCGTTGTATCCTGTACTTGTACCATAGTTTAATCTATAAATTATTCCGTTGCGGCTGTTTTCTATTTCAAGTACTTTACAATCTAAACTATTGAGCTTTTTTATATTTCTCTCTAAAGTAGTACGAGCAACCCCTATTTGTTTAGCTAATTCTTCCATTTTAAATTTATTTTGATACAAATATCTATTTTTTTCTATATGCATAATTCTCATGCTCCCTTTACTTATAAGCATTAAAGCGCCAAACTCTTTAGCACAATAATTTTTTTCATTTAAACAATACGTAGGCATTGGTAATTTATAATTTTTTTCTAATTCTTTTGCTTCTTCTAAAGACATTTTATTTCCCCCTTTTGACGGGGCTTGAAGCACTTTTAACTAATTAAGTTAAAAATTTCAAATTATTTTTAACCTTAAAACATTGATTTATAAGTTGTTTTAATCTATAATATAACTTATAAATTAGTTAAAAAAGGATATAATTATATCCTATAAGAGCTTCAAGCTCCGTTGGTAAGGAATAAGTCGAGTCGCCAAACAAACGCTTATTCCTTTTATTTGTTTTTGTAATCTGTAATAAGTTAATATTAATTATAGCATAAATATAAAATAAAAAAATATATTGATTTTGAAAATAAATTATATTTTAAAAGACTTAGTACACTTACTAAGTCTTTTTTTATGTAAATATATGTTATAATAATTTTAGCGAGGAAAAAAGTGATTGAAAAAGCGTAAGAGTGGCTATTTCCATATTTAAACGCCAAATTCCATAACGGAAGGAGGTGGAACAATATGGTGATAAATTTTTTATTGAGTATACTAGCTGGTGTTATATCAGCTTCCATATATGATAAAATAAAAAACCACTCAAACGCCAATAAGAGTGGTTCAAGAAAATAAGTTATTTTTCAAAACATTGGAAATAGCTACTCTTGTGTAAAGTAAATCATTATTTCCTTGCTTTTATTATATCACATTTTTTAAAAAAGATACAATTTTACATCACTTCATATATGTTAATTAGTTTAAAAATACAAAACCACTCTGCGCAAAAGAGTGGTTGGGAATTTGATTTAAAAATCAAATTCAAAAAGTCTAGATAATTTTTTACTTTAGACGAAAACTCTACTCTTATGACTGAAATACAGTTCTCTTGCTTTTATTATATCACATTTTCTTTAAAAGATACGAATTTATATCATTTCTAATATACTAAAATCTTTACTTTTTACCAAAATTTGTTTAAAAATAGGAGAAAACTATTGCTTTTGACGCCCCGTCATGATATAATATATTTATAGAGAAGGAGGTGAGAAAGCAAAAAAAAATAAAAGAAAGGAGGAACGGGAATGGGGAGATTAGAAAGAAGTAAAAAGAAAAGAGAAAACAAATTTAACATAGTTAAAAAAGTTTTCTCTTTCATCCTATTATTACTTAACATAATCCTCGCAGTTCTAAGAATTTTAAAAGAACTGTAAGGATAAGCCTAGAGGGAATAGCCCTTCTCTCTAGGTGACTTCTTTCTAATATTATAACACATTTCTAAAAAACATGAGTGATAAATTTTATAAGATTTGCATTGTTTTAGTTTTGATAACTATAGTCTTAAATATAGTATCTATAGTATTAAACTCTAGTACAAGCAACATGCTCGGTTTAGTTTTTAGTGTTGTATTATTGCTTTTCTTTGTAATACAGCAAAAAAGGAGCTAATGAATGGAAAAAGAAAAAAGAGATTTAAAGTTTAACTTTCACAAAGGTGGGAGTGGGTCGTTTACTCCTAGAATGAGTGTTCCTAAAAAATGGGCTGATGAAATGGGCATAACAAGAGAAAACCCTAATGTTACGGCAACATTCGAGGGCGACAGGATAATAATTGAAAAGGCTAAGAATGAATGACTTTTTCTATAAAAGAAGGTTGCTTTTTTTCTTAGCCTTCTTTTTTTTAAATTTTACTATAATATAAAAATAATACTGTAATATTATAAAAATGTTATTTTAGTATTGTATATACAATATTTTAGTATTTTTAATATAATATAT